GTCGAGGAGAACGGGCAGCCCGTCATCAAGGCTGGCGACAAGGCCCTGGGCGACTTCATCACGGAATGGGCAGGCGGCGAGGAAGGCAAGTACTTCCGCGCCAACGGCGCCGACGGCGGCAACGCCAGCGCGCTCCCGCCCGGAGGCGGCAGCCTCAAGCGATCGAAAATGACCGCCGCCGAGAAGGCCGAGTTCATCAGCAAGCACGGCCAGGCGGAATACCTCAAGCTACCCAAGGAGTGATGCCGTCATGGCCACGACCGTCAACAGCGACCTGATCATCTACAACGATCTGGCGCAGACCGCCTACCTGGAGCGCATCCAGGACGTGCTCGACGTGTTCAACAACGCGAGCGCCGGCGCGATCCGGCTGATCAACGAGAACATCGAGGGCGATTTCCGCCAGCGTGCGTTCTACGAGATCGGCGGCTCGCTTTCCCATCGCAACGTCAATTCGACCGCTGGCGTCACCGCGTCGAAGATCGGCGCCGACGAGATGGTCGGCGTCAAGACTCCGTGGAAGTACGGCCCGTACGAGACCACGGAGGAGGCGTTCAAGCGCCGCGCCCGCTCGCCCGAGGAGTTCTCGCAGCTCGTCGGTCAGGACATGGCCGACGCCACGCTGGCCTACTACATCGAGGCGGCCTTCGCTGCGCTGCAGGCGGCCATCGGCGCGAATGCCAACATGGTCGCGTCGGCCTCGTGGGCGACCGACGGCAAGAAGGTCCTGACCAAGGGCCTGCGCAAGTTCGGCGACCGCTTCAATCGCGTGGCCCTGTTCGCCATGGACAGCGAGCAGTATTTCAACCTGGTCGATCAGTCCATCACGGACAAGATCTACGAGGAGGCCGGCGTCGTGGTGTACGGCGGCCAGCCGGGCACCCTGGGCAAGCCGGTCCTGGTCTCCGACCGCGTGCCGCAGGACACGATCTTCGGCCTGCAGGCCGGCGCGGTGACCATCACCGAGTCGCAGGTGCCGGGCATCCGCTCGTATCAGATCAACGACCAGGAGAACCTGGCCATTGGTTTCCGTGCCGAGGGCGCGTTCAACCTCGACCTGCTCGGCTACGGCTGGGCCAAGGACGCCACGCCGACCCCGGCGCCGGCGAACCCGAACCTGGCGCAGCTGGGCACCGGCAGCAACTGGCGCAAGTACGCGACCAGCGACAAGGCCACCGCGGGCGTCATCATCGACGTGTCGGGCGGCGGCGCCTCCTGACCGATGCGGGTCGGCGTCTACACCGGGGCCAACCATCCGGTTGGCCCCGCACTGATCGAGGGGTTCCTTTCGATTGGCGTGGGGGCGTCGGCCCGCAATTCGCAGTACCACCGCGGCGAGGTCGAGGGTTTCGACCTCGTCGTTGTCTACGGGGGCAGGGCTGGCGCACGGGTGCGTCAGTGCTACGAGGCGGCCGGGGTTCCGGTCGTTACCGTGGACTGGGGATACATGGCCCGCGTCAACACCCGCGAGGAGCGGGAGACGGGGCACTACCAGGTCGGGCTTGGCGGCCTCAACTCGCTGCCGCCGTTCGAATGCCCGCCTGATCGATTCAAGGCGCTCGGGGTCAAGGTCGCCGCGAAGGGCGGCAACCCCGAGGGCTACACGCTGCTGATCGGGCAGGTGCCCGGCGACGCAGCGCACGGCATGGACGAATTGGGTATTCGGCGATGGCTGGAGGCCATGGCCGCGAGGTACCCGAACGTTCGGTATCGCCCGCATCCGCTGGGGCGCATCGAACTGCCAGGCGTTCCCGAGCTGACCGGCACGCTGGCCGACGCGCTCGCGGGCGCGCGGCTCGTGGTCACGTGGAACAGCAACACGGGCAACGACGCGTTGCTGGCCGGCGTGCCGGTCGTGGCGCACGGCCCGAATGCAGTTTATGCCGACATGTGCGGCGAGACGGTGCCTTCCGTACAGGCGCGGCACGCTTACTTCCGCCGCCTGGCCTACGCGCAATGGACGCTCGCAGAGATGCGCGCCGGCGTGTGCCAGCGGTTCGTTCTGGATCACCTGTTGCCGGGCAAGGCGCCGGTGAAGGAGACGAAGGCATGATCTTCTGCGATGGCGCGATCGCCCGCTTCCTCTGCCGCATCGGCTCCCATTACTGGGCCAAGGTGTTTTGCGCGGCCGGTTCTCCTGCGGGGAGGCAGTGCCTTCGCTGTGGTACGCATCGCGAGGTCGAATGATGGCCCTCATCGTCGAGGACGGCACCGGTCTGCCGGATGCCGAGGCCTACATCTCCGTCGCGGACGCGGACGCCTACCACGCGGCGCGCGGCAATGCCGCCTGGGCGGCGCTGACCACCGAGGCGAAGGAGGCCGCGCTGCGGCTGGCGACGGACTACATGGAGGCCGAGTACGGCCCGCGCTGGCTCGGCAACCGGCTGACGGCCGAGCAGGCGCTGTCGTGGCCGCGCGGCGTCGAGGGCGTGCCGGAGGCAGTGCGGCGGGCGAACGCCGAGCTGGCCGTGCGCGCATCGGCCGGGCCGCTGCTGGCCGACCAGGGGCCGGCAGTGAAGCAGGAGACGATCGGGCCGCTGTCCGTGACGTACGCCGACGGCGCCCGGCAGAGCACGCGGTACGCCGCGGTCGAGGCGGCGCTGCGCGCGGCCGGCCTGTTCCGGTCCGCGGCTGCATTCATCCCGGCAGTGAGGGCGTGAGCGTGCAGAGCATCCAGCTGCGAGTCGTCGTGAGTCCCATCGTGCCGCTCATCCTCCGCGGCATCGAGCGTGCGCCGTGGGCTTTCGCGTGGATCGGGGCCGAGCGGCTCGCACATATCATGGCCAAGCTGTTCGTCCGGGTTTGCCGATGACCGCCTTCAACTACGCCCGCGCGGCCGATACTGCCGCGCGCCTGCTCGCGCAGTTCGGCCAAGCCGTCACCCTGACCCGCACCGCTGCCGGCGGCTACGACCCGGCCACCGGCGTGACCTCGCCGGACGTGACGCAGACCGCGCCCGTCCGCGCCGCGCTGCTGCCGTACTCGAACGGCGACAGGCTGGCGGCCGGCCAGATGATCCGCCAGGGCGACCGCAAGGCCTACATCGCGCCGAATGCGGCATTCCCGCCGGACGCGCTGACCAAGTTGATCGAGGCCGACGGCACCGTCTGGCAGCTCGAATCCGTCGAGCCGCTGGCGCCGGCCGGCGTGCCCGTCCTCTACACCGCGAACGCCACCAGATGACCTTCTCCGCAGATGTGGCCCGCTTCGCCAAGAAGGCCAACGCCTCGGTCGATGCCGTGGTCCGCAAGGTGACGTTCGACCTGTTCTTCGAGGTCGTGCAGCGCACGCCGGTCGACACCGGCCGGCTCAAGGCCAACTGGCAGGCGTCGCAGAACGTGCCGGTGCGCGGGACGCTGACCAGCACGGACAAGGACGGCAACACGACCATGGTCGCCATCTCGGGTGCCATCGGCGGCGCCGGATCCGTCACGTACCTGGCCAACAACCTGCCGTACGCGCATCGCATCGAGTTCGACGGATGGAGCCGCCAGGCCCCCGCCGGCATGGTGCGCGTGTCCATGGCCCGCGTGCAGCGTCTGCTCAGCGCCGCGGCGCGACAGCACAAGGTTTGACCCATGTCCGAAGCCAGCATCGACCGCGCACTCGAGGCCGCCGCGGTGGCGGCGCTTGGCCCGGCGTTCACTGGCCGCATTGCCGCCGAGGGCTTCGCCTTCACGCCGCCGTCGTCCGGCCCCTGGGCGCAGCTGACCCACCTGCGCGCCGGCGCTGACGTCGCGTCGCTCGGCGCCGGTGGCATGGACGAGCACGTCGGCGTGTTCCAGATCGACGTCAACGTGCCCGAGTCCGGCGGCAACCCGCGCGCCACGCTGCTGCAACACGCCGACCAGCTGCGCGGCTACTTCGTCGCCGGCCGCCGGTTCGCCCACTCCAACCAGAGCGTCCGCGTCACCCGCGCGGACGTCTCCCAGATCCGCCGCGTCGACGGCTGGCAGCGCGTCAGCGTGTCTGTCCGCTACTCGGCGTTCTCCACCCGCCCCGAGGTTTAAGCCATGGCCGCATCCGGTTCCGCCGTCCGCTACTACTACGTCGAGGAGACCGTGCCCGGCACCACGCCCGCCGAGCCGGACTTCCTGCCCATCCGATTCAACACCGCCAGCCTGACGCGCAACGTCGCCCAGGTCGAGTCGAACGAGATCAACCCGCTGCGCCAGCGCCCGCCGGCCAAGCAGGGCACGTACAGCACGCAGGGCGAGATCGTGTGCGAGCTGTCGGACGGCAGTTTCGACGAGCTGCTGGCGATCCTCATGCAGCAGGCCGACTGGACGGCCAACGCCCTCAAGGTCGGCTCGACCGTGCGCTCGATCAGCATCCTCAAGCGCCACACGGACACCGGCGAGGACGTGATCTACAGGGGCTGCCGGCTCAACACCCTGTCGGTGGCGGCCGACATCGATGCCCGCGTGATGTTCACCTTCGGCGTGATCGGCACCGAGGCGGTGCCGTACACCGTGCCCGCCGAGGCCACCTTCGCCGCGGCCACCACGAGCGAACCGATGGTCACCAGCGTGGGCAGCATCAGCGAGGGCGGCAACACCCTGGCCATTGCCACCTCGCACAACTTCACCCTGAACAACGGCATGGCGCCGCTGTTCACCCTGCACAACCGCGCGGCCTTCAAGGTCCAGAACGGCATCTTCACCGCCTCGGGCACGCTGTCGGCCTACCGGGAGAGCGGCGGCCTCTACGCCAAATTTCTCAACGAAACCGCGACGTCGATCAGCCAGACGTTCTCGGACGGGACGAATACCTACACGTTCACGTTCCCGAACGTCATCTACACGCAGGCCGACGACGCCGTGCCGGGCCCCGACGCGATCGTGAACACCTTCACGTACTCGGCGGGCTACGACGGCACGGCGCAGACCACCGTCACCATCTCCCGGAGCGCTTGACGAATGGCCGGCCTCGAACTGTTCCATACCCGCGCCCGGGCCAACGAGGGCGTGCGGCTCCCGCTGTACGCCCCTGACGGCTCGCCCACCGAGCACTGGCTGCAGGTCCGGCACGTCTGGTCCGACGCCTTCCAGGAGGCCAACGACGTCGCGGTCGCCGAGGTCAGCGAGGCGGTGCTGGCGGCGCAGGGCGACCCCGCCAAGATCGCGGCCGCCAAGCGCGAGGCGCAGATCAGGCTGTGGACCGCACTGGTCGCGGCCTGGTCGTTCGACGAACCCTGCACGCCGGAGAACGTGGCGGCCTGGCTGCGCGAGGCGCCGCAGATCGGCAAGGTGCTCGACAAGTTTGCCGCCGACTCCAAGCGTTTTTTCGGGAACGACTCGACCAGCTCGACCGCTGGATCGAGTCAGAGCGAGTCCTGAGCGCCCGCCAGCCGGACGGGCGCACCCTCCGCGAGCACCTGCGCGCCGCCATGAAGGCGGGCGCACCTGAGCCCGCACTGCTGCGGTCGCAGCCGCAGTGCCCCGCTGAATTTGCCCCGCTGATGCAGGTGATCGGCCAGTTCCCGGCGCCGATCGACTGGGCCTCGTTCGAGGCCTATGCCCGCCTGACCGGCCGGCGCTTCGCGCGCTGGGAGCTGGACGTGCTGGCGCACGTTGACCGCAAGAGATTGACATGACCGAAACCGCCAGCCTCATCATCAAGGTCGACAGTCGCGGCGCGAAGTCGGCAAGCGCCGACCTCGACAGGCTGACCGATGCCAGCGGAAAGGCCGAGCGCGCCACCGACGGGCTGTCGCGCGCCTGGCGCGCGGCGGCCGGCGTCCTGAGTGCGGCCGCCGTGGCGCGCGTCACCCGCGCCTACCTCGACGCGGCGGATGCGGCGGCCAACATGAGCGCCCGGCTGCGGCTGGCCACCAAGTCGCAGGAGGAGTTCACCGCCGCGCACCGGGCCACGTTCCGCATCGCCCAGAGCGCCGGCACCGAGCTGGAGGGCGTGGTCAACCTCTACGGCCGCCTGGCGCAGTCGTCCGCCCAGCTGGGCCTGTCGCAGGCGCAGGTGGCGCAGCTGACCGAAACGGTCACGCAGGCCTTCATCGTGTCCGGTGCCACCTCGCAGGAGGCAGCCGGCGGTATTCGCCAGCTGACGCAGGCGCTGGCCGGCGGCACCGTGCGCGCGGAAGAGTTCAACAGCATCATCGAGTCCAGCCCTCGCATCGTGCAGGCGCTGGCCGACCACTTCGGCGTCAGCTTCGGCGAAGTCCGCAAGCTGGTGAACGACGGCAAGATCAGCTCCGAGCAGTTCGCCGCGGCGATGCTCAACGCCTCCGACAAGATCGGCGCCGAGTTCCGGCAGATGCCGCTCACCGTCTCCCGCGCCACCCAGGAGGTGCGCAACGCGCTGCTGAACCTGGTGGGCTCGGCGGACGAGGCGGCCGGGGCAAGTGCCGGCCTGGCCGAGACGATCGCCGGCCTGGCGCGCACCCTCGAATCGCAGGAAGTGCGGGACGGCTTCCAGACCTTCGTGGGCGGCGTCGTGACGGCCACGTCGAAACTGGCCGAGTTCCTTGCCAAGAGCGCGGAGGTTGCCCGCTTCTGGGGCGAGGAGTTCGCCGCGCGCCGCCACGGCGCCTCGTTCGACGACCCGGTGCGCATGGAGCAGGAGGCCGAGCGCATCCAGGCTCGCATCGACGAGCTGGGCGCGTTCCTGTCCAAGGGGCGCGTTGGCCGGGCGCTGTCTGGCCTCGGCAGGGCCGACCCCTACGCCGTCGGGCGGGACCCGACGCTCGGGCGCGCGGGCGGCAACATGGTCGACAATGCCGAGCGGGAGCTGGAAATTCTGCGGGCCCGGCTGAACGACCTGCGCAAGGCCATCGCCGACTTCTACAACACCCCCCGGCCGACGGTCACGGTGCCCGACGCGCCCGCGCCGAGCGCGTCCCTGATCCCGGCGTCGCTGGGTAGCAGCGACAAGAAGGCCAAGCTGACCGAGGAGCAGCGCGAGATCAACCGGCTGCAGGACAGCTACGAGAGATACCTGGAGCAGCTCAGGCAGGCCAACGCGCTGGCCTGGGACACCAGCGAGCTCGCCGAGGCCAACTACCGGATCCAGCGCGACGGGCTGGACAAGATCAACCCGAAGCTGGCCGAGCAGATCCGCCTGGAGGCCCAGCGTCGCGACGAGCTGGAAAAGTCCAAGGAACTGTGGGACCAGATCGAGCGCGACTACCAGGTGCTCACCGGCGTCTGGGAGGACATCCGGCGCGACCACGCCAAGGCTACCGACAGCATGAGCGAGTACGCCAAGCAGGCTGCCCGCAACATGCAGGACGCCTTCGCCGACTTCCTGTTCGACCCGTTCAAGGATGGCGTCAGCGGTATGGTGCGCGGCTTCGCCGACGCACTGCGCCGCATGGTGGCCGAGGCGGCTGCCGCCAAGATCTTCGAGGGCATCGGCGCGTGGGGCAATGCCAATGCTGGAGCCGGCGGCTTTGTGGGCGCACTGGCCGGCTTCGCTGGCAAGCTCTTCGGCGGCGGCCGCGCGGCCGGCGGGCCGGTGATGGCCGGCCAGGCGTACCTGGTCGGCGAGGGCGGCAAGCCCGAGCTGTTCGTGCCCGGCCAGTCGGGGCGGGTCATGCCCGTCCAGGGCGCGGCGGCCGGCGGCGGCAACGTGCAGGTGCAGGTGAACAACTACACCGGCGGGCAGGTGCGCACGCGCGAGGAGCGCACGCGCGGCCCCGACGGCACGGAGC